AAAGGTAAGATGTTTGCCAAGACAGTTACCAATCCTAAGACAGGACGCAAAGTAAAAATAAGCTACGGTCAATCAGGTAAAGCTAAAGACGGTGGTAAGCGTATTAGACCGGGAACTAGTAAAGGTGATTCGTATTGCGCTCGTAGTGCTGGGCAGATGAAGAAACATCCCAAGGCAGCGAAGAATCCAAACAGCCCACTACGTCTATCACGTGCTAAATGGAAGTGTAGTGGTACAAAGTCAAGGCGTACATAATGGCTACACCTACAAATAAAAAACTATATGCTAGAGTAAAAGCAGAAGCTAAGAAAAAGTTTAAGACATGGCCCAGCGCATATGCAAGTGCTTGGTTGGTAAAAACATATAAAGCACGTGGAGGTAAGTATAGTGGCTCGTCTAAAAACAAAGTCAAATCACGTACTGCCTAGTCGTAGGGGTTTTTCTAGAGGTGGTCTAGGTAAGTGGTTTGATGAAGAATGGACAGACGTAAAGACAGGTAAACAGTGTGGACGATCTGGGAAGGACGATCAAGGAAGACCCTATCCTGCATGTAGACCAAAGGCAGTAGCAGGTAAGATTAGTAAAGCAGAAGCTAGAAAAAAGACTGGACCTAAGAAAGTAAAATGGTCTACAACAGCATCAGGAAGGAAGAGAACGTGAAGAAGAAGTGTCCAAAGTGTAAAGGAAAAGGTTGCTCTCATTGTGGGGGTACAGGTTATCATGACATGAACAAAGGTGGTATTATGAATAAAGGAATGAAAGCATTAAAGAAAGCTGCACCAGAAGTAGCAAAGAAGATGGGCTATATGTATGGTGGCATGGCTAAAAAGCATAACAAGATGGCTCATGGTGGCGTAGCTTGTGGTGCATCTAACCCTCCAATGAAACCAATGAAAAAGAAAAAGTAAGTGGTAGCTAGAAACTACAATACAGTAACTAAAGGTGTAACAGTTACCGCTACATCAGGCGGTGCTAGTTCTAATGTAGTATATACGTGTCCTGCAAACCATGATGCAGAAATAGACTTTCTTCATATTGCTAATGGAGATTCAGCTAATCATAATATAAGTCTTCAATGGTATCACGCAGATACCAGCACATATCATAACATACTAAACGATAAGTCTATATCAGGTAAAGATGTATATAATGTTATTACATCAGATAGAATATATCTACACGCAGGTGACAAGATAACAGCCTTTAATGGTACTAGTGGTAACTTAGAAGTATTCTTATCAGGCAAGGAGTTTTTCAATCCAACAAGGTAGCATAACGGTTATGCAATAATAGGTACTACTACCTGACCTATATTTGTGTATAACTATCTCCGCACACAAACAAAGGAGATAGTGCTATGAAAAACTTTTTACAAAAACTTTGGGATAACCATTGTATAAGACAACAAAAACGTGCAGACTTCAGATTGATGCACATGATGACCGACAGAGAATTAAACGACTTAGGTATAGGTCGGTCACAGATAAGGGAAGCAATATATGGCAAGAAATTTAACAGATAAGCAGCAGCGGTTTCTAGATGTACTATTTGATGAAGCTGGTGGGGATGTAGCAACAGCTAAGAAACTAGCTGGCTATGCAGATGGTACATCTACTACAGTGGTAGTTAAGAGCCTCAAGGAAGAGATACTAGAAGCAACACAGCAGTACATGGCACGTAATGCCCCTAAAGCTGCTGTAGCGATGGCTGGTGCACTCCTAGACCCTACTGAGTTAGGACTAAGAGATAAGATGTCAGCAGCAAAGGAACTACTGGATCGTACTGGGCTGGTTAAAACTGAGAAGCTACAGGTAGAAGCAAGTGGTGGTGTGATGTTAATGCCACCTAAGAAACAAAGTGATGATGACGATTAATGAATAGGAGTTTAGGCAAATGGAAATTACCGCAACCAACAGATGTGAAGGAAGAAAATGAGTGGCTACCTGTACCACGTATTGCTAGAACAGTCCCATTTGGCTACGAAGTGGACCCCAATGACGAAGACCTACTACTACCAATACCTAAAGAACTCGATCATCTGGAAAAAGCTAAAGCGTATCTACGCCAGTATTCGTTGCGACAGGTAGCAGCATGGTTAAGCAAAAACACAGGAAGGTATATATCACATCTTGGACTACAGAAAAGAATAAAGCATGAGCGACAGCGTAAGGACAAAGCTAGAAGCCTCCGTCAATGGGCAGTCTATGCGGAAAAGGCGATCAAGAAAGCCAAAGAAATCGAAGAAAGTAGACTTGGTGCAAAGCGAGTCCACACCACAGAAAGTACAGTATGATACACATGCTATTGAACGCGAAGCCAATGTACTATTTAAACCGAATGCTGGGCCACAGACAGAGTTTTTAGCTGCACCAGAACGAGAAGTATTGTATGGTGGTAGTGCAGGTGGTGGTAAGAGTTATGCGATGTTAGCTGATCCACTACGGTTTATGGGTCATCCTGCATTTAGCGGATTGTTATTAAGACATACAACAGAAGAGTTACGTGAATTAATATCTAAGTCACAGGAACTATATCCTAAAGTCTGGCCGGGAATAAAATGGTCAGAAAGAAAGATGCAGTGGACCGCACCATCTGGTGCAAGACTTTGGATGTCATACTTAGATCGTGATGATGATGTCATGCGCTATCAGGGTCTGGCTTTTAGCTGGATAGGTTTTGACGAATTAACTCAGTGGCCTACACCTTATGCGTGGAACTACATGAGATCTCGTCTACGTTCCACTGCCCCTGATTTAGAAGTGTACATGAGGGCAACAACTAACCCCGGTGGACCGGGACATGGATGGGTTAAGAAGATGTTTATTGATCCAGCACCATACGATACAAGTTTTGCTGCAACAGATATAGAAACAGGAGAAGCGTTAAAGTATCCAGCAGGTCATAGTAAAGCAGGTAGACCACTATTTAAACGTAGGTTCATACCTGCTAGGTTATCAGATAACCCATACCTGTCAGATACAGGTGACTACGAAGCAATGCTACTGTCATTACCTGAACATCAGCGTAGGCAGTTGCTAGAGGGTGATTGGGATATTAAAGAAGGTGCAGCTTTCACAGAGTTTAACAGGTATGTACATGTTGTTGAACCATTTGATATACCGAGTAACTGGGTTAAGTTTAGGGCGTGTGACTATGGTTATGGTTCTTATAGTGGTGTTCTTTGGTTTGCTGTTACGCCAGATGAACAACTCATAGTATATAGAGAGTTATATGTATCAAAAGTATTAGCTACAGATTTAGCTGATATGGTACTTGACTTAGAAGCAGGAGATGGTAATATAAAGTATGGAGTACTAGATAGCTCTGTATGGCATAAACGAGGTGACACAGGACCATCACTTGCAGAACAGATGATAAATAAAGGCTGTAGGTGGAGGCCATCAGATAGAAGTAAAGGAAGTAGGGTATCAGGTAAGAACGAAATACACAGAAGACTACAGGTAGATGAGGACAGTGAAGAACCTAGACTAGTATTCTTTTCTAACTGTACAGAACTAATTTCACAATTACCTGCATTGCCTATTGACAAACGTAACCCAGAAGATATAGATACACATGCAGAAGATCACTTATATGACGCACTACGATATGGGGTTATGTCAAGACCTAAGTTTAATTTATTTGATTACGATCCTAGTAGAAGACCATCAAGCACCATGCCAGTAGCAGATGCTGTATTTGGATATTAAGGAAAAAAAATAATGGCAGATGATTTTACAATAGAACAAGACGCTATACATCTAGAGGACGCAGATGAGTCTAGAGATGAAGAAATAGCAAACCTAGTACCTTTTATAGTTGACAGATACAAAAGAGCAGAAGACTATAGGTATCAGGATGAAGAACGTTGGATAAAGTCTTACAGAAACTACAGGGGTTTGTACGGCACAGACGTACAGTTTTCAGAAGCAGAACGCTCTCGTGTATTTATTAAGGTAACTAAAACTAAAACTCTTGCTGCATATGGACAGATAGTAGATGTTCTATTTGCAAATAATAAATTTCCATTGACAATTGACCCAACACAACTACCTGATGGTGTAGCAGGTGATGTACACTTTGATCCAAAGGAACCACCTGAAGTAAGAGATATGATGGATAGTCCATATGGCTTTGCTGGTGACGGTAAAGACCTACAACCGGGTGACACTCAAAATACCCTAAATGAAAGATTGGGTGAATATGCAAATAAACTAGGAGAGATAGAGGGTGTTAGAGAAGGTGTTGGTAAAACAGGTACGGCAATTACGTTTAGCCCTGCTCTTGTGGCAGCGAAAAGGATGCAGAAAAAGATACACGATCAGTTAGAAGAGTCAGGTGCTAGTAAACATTTAAGAAGTACAGCATTTGAAATGGCATTGTTTG